AAGTTAGCTGGTAAAGTATCTGTAATAGTTCCAGTAGCATCGCCGTTTGCAACGGTCATACTGTACTGATGAACCTTTAGACCCATATCAGTAGTCAAAGCTCCTGTTGTAGTACTCTCTTTTATGAGCTCAAATCCGTTCTGCGAACGAACTGGTCCATTAAACGTTGTGTTTGCCATAATTATTCTCCTAGTTTATAGGATATCGTCTCTAGGCCGTCGACTATACGCGTCGATATCCAATTAATTAATTGTATAGTGATTTATTTATAGCTTAATTTTTAGTGGAGTGCAAGAAATCCCTAGGCTAAAATCAGTTTTCAGCGATGTGGCGTTTATCTAAGTAGCCACAGAAACTTCGGGAGCAGCATTAACGATTGCATTTTCTCTATCTGCAATCTTAGATTCCTCGAGTTTGATCTCAGTAATAGTGTTTCTAATTGCACTATCGATTTCGACCATATTAAGAGTATATTTACCACTTTGCTCATACTCCAGCTGCCACTTCAACTCCAAGGACCTTTTTTGTTTGTACAGGTTGTGTACCATCTATAACCTCCTCATAGGTTATTCTTCGTGTTCTTGGATTCATCATTTCTCCAAGATATTCCCACTTTATATCACCTTCTCCTAATCTGTCAACTATTGCAGTTTCTATATTTGAAGCGCTTTCTGCGCATTTAATGGTGAAATCTGAGTAATATTGGTAGGCGTATAATTGAATTCTAAAGGTTTTTTGGTCCATTTTTTCTTTCTAGCTAAAATTTGTGGCGGAACTATGTCCGCCACAAAATATTTTTTTACTTATTAAGCACCTTGAACGCCATAGATACCTCTGTAGTCAGATACACCGAAGTTGTATCTTTCTCTAGCTTTGTATCTAACGTTGCCAGTATCGAAATCACCTTCCATCGCTGTTCTGATGGGAGTTCTTTCGAAGTACTTCATTCCATTTGGAACATCAGTAATAAGGTACCAAGAATCTGCATCTGTTAAGAAATTGTTCACTCTGTAACCTTGAGGAACCATTCCCATAGAAACGATTGCATTGATATCATTATCAGCTGTAGAAGTTCTACCTTGTGACTTCATAAGTCTCTCAGCATTAAATTGGTTTGCAGGTGGAACGATCATTTTCATTCCTCTTGCAGCAATTTTTAAACCTCTTTCATCTGTCATTGCAGCAATGTCTATTAAAGACTGCTCTAATGAAGTTTCATTAAGGTCTGCTTGAGTTGTCAAAGTATTACTTACTGTTCCAGCAATCGTTGGGTGGTTTGTTGCAAACAATGCAGAACCGTCACCAGAAGTGAAAGTTGCAGTTTGCGGTAACCCATTGATCAATGGATCAACTGCTTTGATTTGTTTAGTGTTTGCCATGGATCTAGCTAATGCTTTTGTATATCTAGACGCAAGTCTGTCATACAAGTTGTCCTCGATCGCTTCTTCAGTGATCGCGAAAGCAAGTGCAACAGTTTCCATAGTGTATCTAGCTGTGTAAGTTTCTTGAGCATTGTCAAAAACTACGCCAGCACCTTCCGGTTTAACTGAAGCATTTGCAAAACCAGATAACATAACTTCTTCTTCAAACGCTCTGTCTGAAGTTTCTGTTACATATATCTCAGCATGCTGATTCTCATAACGTTTGTATTCCAGGCCGAATAAAGCATTCAATCCTGGCTCTAGTTCTTTAACTAGTTGTCCTCGTGATATAGCCATAATTTATCTCCTATTCTTCCTATATACCGTTATTTTTAGCATTATATAAGTGTTCGTTGATCATAACAACAAAGTTTACTGTTGAAGCACCTAAGTTACTATTTTCAATGTCTTTTGAAACACCTACTACTTTTATTTGAGCCGTACCTGTAGTTGCAGTTGAATGTTTTAACTCCGATTTAGAAACGTAGTTAGCACTGTCTCCTGCCGTTACTTCGACGTCAAAATTCATGAACACATCTGTTTGCGCGTGCGCAGTAGTTTTGTTCGATTGAATCTCGAATCTTTCATACGGGTCGTCGCTTACGAAAGCTGCTATATCAGAAGCGTTTGTGCTTCCTGGATAATAGTTGCTCCACGTAGGCTTGCTTGTTGATGGGTCTGTGTAGAAAACACCATTAAGTGATCCCACAAGAAACGCTTCAGATTCTGCAGCTTGGTGTATAGTACCTGCTGCTGTTGCTGAAACCGCATCTTGGAAATAGATAGTAGTAGTATCGTTAGCTGTGATACTGTACTCACCTAAACCTTGGTTATCTCTATTCTGACCCACTTTGCCAATGGCTCTTAAACCAAAGGCGCTGTCTTTATTAGCTCTTGCCATAAAGGCCTCCTATAAATGTGCCTGTCCCCGAAGGAACCTCCAGCACGGGTTAGTATATATTTTTAATGGTTTGAGAAATTCTATATTAGGATTTCTTTGAGCCACCAAAAGTTACACGAGACTGCCTATCGATATCGATTGGCATACTCTGATGCTCATCCTTCATAAGATCTTTATCCATCGCTTCGACTTTATCATTATGCTGTGATGCATAATAGTCAGCACGTTGTTTTACAATCTCATTTGGGACCCTAGAGAGCACTAGGCCGCCAACTCCGATCACTCCCTTGTGCTTACCGCTTTCAACTACAGGATAGTCTGAATCTGGGTATTCGTCCGCTCTAACTAATTCATATCCAGATCTTAATCGACCTTGGACATTTTTAGTGTCGTCAAATCCCATACTTTCAGCTCTTATCCATCTATGCTGAAATCCTGACGGTGCAGGGGGTGCATCTAAAGATGATGGTGGAGACCAAACTTTTTTTCGAGATTCTTTTTCTCTTGTTTGACTCGCACGGGAAGTTTTTTTATCGTTACTCATATGCTTACGCCTCCTTCGTGATGTTTAATTGTTTCGCATACTCTTCAAGTGGCACACCTAATTTTTTAGCGATTGTAACTTGAGACGGCGTGAGTCTCACTGTTTTGCGACCAGTCTTTCCACTTCGCCTCGCTGAGGCTACTGTTTGTGGTGGTTTAGTCGAATCCGTTACATTCTTCTTATCAAATTTATGGGGAAATTCAAGTCTTATTTGTTTATCAATCTCCTCATAATATTCGTCACTCGATGGATCAAAACCCTGTTGATCTACTAATTTAGCATGTAAATCAAAAGCAGTATAAGTCATTGCTGTATCTTGACCAAACCATGGATTTTTTTCACTCCACGCTTCAGCTTTAGGATCAGGTGTTCCTTTTGCCGCCATTTGTCTACCTAATGTAGGTTCAGGTTTTTTCTCCGCTTGTTGTTTTTCAAAAGCTGCCTGAGCTTCCTTAGTCTCAGTTAGCTTCGCTTGTTTGTATCCTAATTCAGATATCTTAGCCATTGCAGTTGCTTCAGCGCCGAGATCTTGTGCTTCTCTAGCTGCTCCAAGTTGTGCTTTAGCTGCTTCAATACCTGTTGTGATACTTTCTTCGCTTACAGAAAGAAAGTTAGGTTCTATTTTTTTAAGTTTAGCTTCAGTAACAGTTTTATCTCTCATTACTCTTTGAGCATATGAAAGAGCTTCGTCTTTTTGACGTTCTGCTTCTCTCCACTTCTTAGTTAACTTAGCTATTCTTTTCTGTACGCCTTCGCTATAATCTTTCAATTCGTCTTTCTCTACTTTTACCTCTCTCTCATTCTCATAAGAGATATCTGTCCCATGATCTTTCTTTTTCTCATAGGTTCTTTTATCTTCAGTGGATTCTTCCACGGGTCTAATTGTAGGTTCCTCTTTAGGAACTTCTTTTTCTACAACGTCGGCCTCATTTTTGGATTCAGGAATATCAACATCCATTGCTGGACCTGAAGTGTCGATATCAACTGTTTTCTTTTCTTCTTCTGGCATAGGTTTCTCCTTCTATGTTTTAGTATTGATGAAGTATATCTTCGGGGTTATCTATAGTTGCAAGTACTTCATCGTCATTTAGCAAACGTACTTCACCCCCGTCAATTTGAATTCTGCTTCCTGCATATCGTGCAAAGATTACCCAATCACCCTTCTTGCACCATGGACCTTCAGGAAATTTTTCTTTATCATTATAAACATCTGGACCTGTTTCTAAAATTAATCCACATGTTGAAGCAACTTGTTGTCGCTCTAAAGTATCTTTACCAAAGTACAAACCACCTTTACTTTTTTCAGGCATTTTAAATGGAAGAACTAACATTCTCCATCCAGTTGGTTTTGGTAATTTAGTTGATTCTTTAGATTTTAAACGTTCGTAACCGTCTACTTCTTTTTGATATTGATCCTTAGATTCTTTTTCGTATTTTTCTGCCAAAGCATATTTAATCTTTGGTGCTGAATTTGATGACGCTTCCTTTTTCATTTTGCTCCTTCTTATTTAGCAGGTTAGAGATATCCTGAGATATTTTTAAATAGGCATGTGCCTGTCCCATCATATATTTATATTTTTCCATATTGTCAATACCCCCGGCTATCATAGCGTCGCCTATTGATTGGTATTGTTCTTTTAAGTTTCTTTGTATCTTACTTATTAGTGTTAGTTCGTCCATTTTTCTTCCTTTTCTTTTTCTTTCCCACTGGTTTACTTCCGTATGTTTTAGTCCAATCTCT